TTTGGGCTGGGTCTGGGTCTAGTTCTGACTCTTGGTCTAGGACTTTGTCTTGGTTTAGGTTTCGGTCTAGGTATGGGTTTTCGGCTTGGTCTAGGTCTGGGTCTAGGTTTGGGTCTTGGCTTTGGTCTTCCCAAACCGGGAGAGTAGCGAGTAATTAAAAATAAACATGAATCATATTCAAAGGTTTTGCATTGGGTCTGGGTCTGGGTCTGGGCCTAGGTCTAGGTCTGGGTCTTGGTATAGGTCTTGGTCTAGTTCTGGGTCTTGGTATTTGTCTAGGTCTGCCCAAAACGGGAATTCACGCAGTAAATAAAAATAAACATGAATCATATTCAAAGGTTTTGGGCTGGGTCTAGCTCTAGTTCTGGGTCTAGGTCTTGGGCTGTGTCTAGGTCTAGGTCTTGGGCTGTGTCTAGGTCTGGGTCTAGGCATGGGTCTAGGCCTGGGTATTGGTCTTGGTCTATGTCTATGTCTATGTCTTGGTCTTGGTATTTGTCTAGGTCTGCCCAAAACGGGAGACTATGGAGTAATTAAACATGAATCATCTTCAAAGGTTTTGCATTGGGTCTGGGTCTGGGTCTAGGCATGGGTCTAGGTATTGGTCTAGGTCTGGGCCTTGGTATAGGTCTAGGTCTGGGCCTTGGTATAGGTCTAGGTCTGGGCCTTGGTATTGGTCTGGGTATTCGTATTATTCTACCCAAAACGGGAATTCAGGGAGTAAATAAACATGAATCATCTTCAAAGGTTTTGGGCTGGGTCTAGGTCTAGTTCTGGGTCTAGGTCTTGGTATAGGTCTTGGTATAGGTCTTTGTCTTGGTCTGGGTCTTGGTCTAGGTCTGGGTCTTGGTCTAGGTCTGTGTCTTGGTCTACCCAGAATAATAACATTGGTAGTGATAGCTAATAATTCTAAGTTTAGTTAACATTATTAGCTAAAACCCCTCTAAATAAAAGTGAAAGGATTAACTTATGAACAAACAAACTTTAGTGGAGAGAGTAGTTAACATTTTATTTAATCGGTTAAATGAGCGCAATAAAGCTAATCAAGCAGCTAAAAATGAACTTATTGCTGGTGTGGGAAAGAAAGTTTTTGCCGCTAGGAAGGGGGTAGATACGTCTAGAAGCCATTGGTCAGGCGTAGAGGCTATTCTTGCTCCTCAACCCGGCCAAAATGAGAAAGTTGCTAGGAATAAAGCATTAGGTAGACAATATGTTGCCCAGCATGGATTCCCAAAGAAAAAGCAATAGAGATATAAAGGTTAGAGGACACTGAAGTAGTAAAATAGTATAGTGTAAGGTATACAAATAGACTGGTAGCCCACACTAAACCACTCAATACCATTTTAAATCATATTGCACAAGGGTAAATTAAAAGTTTATCTTTGTGCAGCTTTATTTAAAATCACCCTATGATATACAAAGTCAAGGTGAATAAATAAGCCTATTAATAAAGTCAAGGAAGCTTATTTGAAGTTTATGAGTCTGGTTAAAGTTTATAGATTAAAGCTCATTAAGTTTCATTAAAGCTCATTAAGTTTCATAGATTCATTTAAACTAGGCACATTTTAATAAAATCTCCAATGTCATCAAATAAAAAATCCAAATTAAATTGGAAAGATCAGGCCAAGAACTTAATTAAAATAATCCAAGATCTCTTGAAGGTAATATCCGAAGAACATGATATTCCTTTAGTAGACTTGGAAAACCTTTTTAAGGATTATCTCCAGAAGTCAAGGCATAAAAAAACCTCCGATTAAGGAGGTTGCTATCTATGCACGCCGAAGTGCGAAGTATAGGGCGGGTCTTAGTGCGTAGTTATATCCCTATAAAAGTCAAGGCTTATTCAGAGGGGGCAACATCTCGGCCACCCAAGTGTGAGGGTGCATTCTCTCAATAGCAGCAATTACAGCATCAGCAAAAGTCTCAAATGGGCCATAATACTTATAGCCATCTAAGGGATTTCCAGAGATTACGATGTAACTCATGGGAGCGATTATAGGTTAGGGGTAGAGAAAGTCAAGGCTTGTTCAGGCGATTCGGACCCATTGGTCGAAATGCCCAAGATCGGACAGGCATTGGGAACAGGTGCAGCCCCACCCGTCAGGCTTGCAACTTAGCAGATCGTGCTGGTTCTGCCACTTCCTCTTTTCGGAGGTGCTAAGTATGCGGTTCACTTGGTTCCTCCACCGCTTCTTAGTTAGGACAACTGCCAGCACAAAGGGCCAAATCTCGGGCCAGATCATGGGGGCTATTATAGGTTAGGGGTAGAGAAAGTCAAGGTCTATTCGTAACCGACCTCGACCCATTCCACCACGGTTCTAAGCAGTTGGTCGTAGTCTCCGCTCGTAGCTTCCGCGTGAAACTTAACAAGATCCTCCTTCGTTGCGCCTGCCTTCTTAAGGGCACGCTGAACTTTACCTAGGATCAGGAAGGCGTTACCATCCGATCCGATGAGGGGGACAATCACTTTGAACTTAGCCATAGAAAAGTCAAGCCTGCTCAACAGAGGTATTGTTCTGGTCCCCGTAGTAGTAAGATAGCAGTAACTCTAGCCGCTTACGGAAAGGTTCAATATCTTCTTCGTCCCAGTCCGCTGTAAACTCAAAGACGATGGTCTTCCTCATGGGGGTAGGTTATAGGTAGGGGCCTGAAAAAGTCAAGCCTCATCTCAGGTGATTTGCCCACCATACCCACCCGCTACCAGTCAAGTCTACCATATCGGCCGCCTTGACGGTATAGCCGTGAGAATCCACAAAAGTCAAGTCTTTGTAGGGGTTGAACCCTACGGACTGTTGGCAGGTATCCCTACCTACGTTGGTTTCGTAGTAGCCGTGAAACTTACCGGCGACGAAAGCTACCACACGCTTTCTACGGGTTTCTCGGATCTTGTGGACGCCCTTAGCATTCACTGGAAAGGTAGCGTCAGTGACTAGAACCCTTGCGGCATGGCCGATAACCCTACGGGTCTTCGCGTCCATGATCGACCACCGCTTCGTCCGAAAGTTACGGTAAACCTTAATCGGATGCCCGATCGGAATTTCCGGCTCAAAAGGCTTTTCCATGTTAGCTTTCCTCCCCGGAGAAGAACTCGGCCTGCTCGGCCTCGCTCATGCCCGTTATCAGGAATTCCCGCTGAACTGGAGAGAGATCCGGGAACACATTCTGGATAAGCTCCCCACTCTCCCGGAGACGCATACCCACAAGGTACTGCTCTTCGGTCAGGGGAAGTTCCATCTCGTTGTGACGGAAGGAAAGCATCGAAATGCGTGTGATCTTCATGCGGTGGATTATAGGTTAGAGGCCTTGACGTTCAACTAGAAAGGCTGAAATCTTTCGCTGAAGACTTAAGCCCTTGGAATTAAAGGAGTTAGGGCCGTCGCGGCCTGCCCCGATCGGCCTAAGCCCTTATTTTACAAGGGGTTAGACCATTCCCTGCATCATGGCATGGGCTTGCGCCGCACCGTGTCGCTTGCCATCGCTAGCCTTTGCGATGTAGCGGCGGATACTACGGTACGCCGTAATGAGATCGTCGGCCATTTCCTTAGCCTCTTCTTGCGTCATTCGCTGGCGCATTTCATAGGTGGAATGATATGCCGCCGCAATTTGTAGCGACAATGCATGTAGGGTGAGATCGTGAACCGTGGGGTGAAACATTGCGTCCATTAGGCTTTCATTTCCTTTCTCTGCTTTGCGAGAATATCGTGGTCGATGAACTTGATCGTGAGATTGGTTGACCAGCACAAGCCGCAAGTGAGGCACGACGCGGTCTTTCCGGTCTGCTCGGGACAAACAATGCCCCGAACGTAGGAGACATCATGCGAGGCGTAAATATCCCGGCCCGAATAGGTCTCGCTGCTGCTGATACGAACCCACCAGCGGCTGCCGTATCGCGTGCGAACCATCCGCAGGGAATCGGCAATGGCCCCCGTATTGCGAGCGGTGTACCCGTAAACGTGGAGCATCGGGTAGTTTTCCATCAGTCCCGCCCACATCTCAACATACGGAACGCTGTAGAAGTCGCCCAAAACATGCAAGCGAATAGCGAACCCGTGCGGATACAGGGCAGCAAGGGCCGCAACCTCACGCCGAATCTTATCCTCAAGGGCAGGGCCAGCCTGAAAACGATGGGCGAACGCCATGCCGTTCCCGTAGCATTCCCTCCAACGCTCGCAGTTAGGCGGACACGTTGCGCGTTCCTCAAGCGTGAGGGTGAAGAGAGGGAATCCCCTCCAATTGCCCTTCATGATAACCGCAAGGCCCTTGCCGAGCTTGCTATTGGCCGACGCGGGCTTGAGCACTTGCACGGCATCGGTAACTTCGCGCCGCATCTTCGTGTGGATCGTGCGCGACTCGACAACCGCCGGATGATAAAGCGTCAGCCTCATGTCGTGGATTATAGGTTAGGGTGCGATGGGTGCAACAAGAAAGGCTAGAATCTTTCGCTTGAAACTTAAGCCCTTGGAATTAAAGGACTTAGCGAGATCCGGGCCTGCCGCGCCCGCCCTAAGTCCTTATTTCACAAGGGGTTAGGGCTTTTCGCTGCTCAGGCGTAGGTGGCAGCGAGCGACCACAGGCCCTGATTCACGCGCACGCTGGCGTCGATATTCGTGAGTTGTCGGGACGCACGACGCATGCCCTGGAACCGAACGCCGCCCTTCGTGGTGTTTTCTTGCAGTCGATTGAACACGCGCCACAGATCATCCCCGGCATCTTGCGAGCGGCGAGCGTCGAGCAGGGAAACCGGATCGACCGTGGAATCATCACCGAACCGGATATTGCGGGCCTTGGTGGCGAAGTCCATTTGCTGGTCGAGGTCCATGCGGATGCCCGACCACTTGTCCGCAGTTTCCACGTTCGTTTCGACATCCGCGAAAAACTTATCGGTGAGGATCGACACGGCATCCCGTGCGCTGTTGTTGTGCAGGAACGAGAAGGCTTGCACCTCCCCCGTCGAGACCATCAAGCCGTTGCTGCACAGGAGGCGGAAAATGCCCACGATCAACTTGAAGCGGCTGCTGTGGTCGTGCGAGTTGACAAGGTGAACGCGGGGCGACAGACCGCCAAGACGCTGCGCCAAGGCTTCGCCTTCGTACTTCTCATGCGACAGCGTGACCATGTGCTTGGCGAACTCGGCCTTGCCCGACTTGCGAGACTTCACTTGCTTCGCATCCTTCACGGTCCAGCCGTGAGCAGCGAACTCGTCGAGGTATTCCCGGGTCGGAATGAACTTGTACCGATCCGAGACGTAGGGGGCGGCAGCGGTGGTGTTGAGGATGGCGGGGAGGTTGATCGCGTTGGTTTCCATGTCGTGGATTATAGGTTAGGCTAGGTTAGGCTCAAGAATTATCTCGACTTTCTTTCGCTTCGAACTTAAGGCCTTGGAATTAAAGGAGTTAGGGCCGTTGCGGCCTGCCCCGATCGGCCTAAGCCCTTATATTTCAAGGGTTTAGGACCAATTGATGATGAGGGCCAGTAGGTAGAAGAAGATCGCCCACAGTACGCCGCACAGAATCAGGGCGAAAGTTATGTACTTTTGTCGCTTTTCCATGTTTTCGCTTGAAAAAAGAAAAAACCCCTTGAGGGCCGCCGATTAATTACTTCAGCGGTGTTTCCCCTCAAGGGGCAACGAAAGATACTTAGACCCGCATTTTTACGTTGCAACGTAAGAAAACTTAATGCGGCGTATCCAGGCTAACGCGCTAGCCTAGTTTAAAATACTCATGGGATTTTCCTTGAAAAAGAAAAAGTGGGGCGAGACGGCCACGATGATAACCGCCCCGCCCCGGTGTATCAGGCTTCCGCGCCGTCTTCCTTCGGCTTGGTGACGCGGTTGTCCTTGCGCTGCTGCGCCCGGATGTTGAGGACCGATTGCGCATCGGCCACCGCATCCGAAGCCTCGAACGCTTGCGCGAGGATGCTGTCGATATCGGCGGGGGCGACCACCTCACCCTTCACCAGACGATCGAGCACCTTGTCGCGCTGGACGGTGAGCGCATCACGCTGCTGCGCCCAGTGGTCGCCTGCCACCTTGGCATAGGCTTCCGCCGCCTCGATCTCGGCCAGCCACGCGAGGTGGGCATTGCGCCGAGCTTCGAACGACTGCGGGCCCTTGGCGAACCCTCGCTGTTGTGCGATGACCATGCCGCGAAGATCGGCAAGGCCAGCCTCGATACGCTGGACCTCGGGGTGGTCGGAGAAGGAATCCGCCGCCGACTTGACCTGCGCGGCTGCCAGCTTGGCAGCATACGCCTCGATCATCTCGGCAGGGGAACGACGCTTACGGGGAGTGTTGCTCATGTTTGGGTTGCTCATGCGAGGGATTATAGGTTCCAACTCTGTAGGCTCTAGCACTTTCTCTGATTTCTTTCGCTGAAGACTTAAGGCCTTGAAAACAAAGGACTTAGGGCCGTCGCGGCCTGCCCCGATCGACCTAAACCCTTGAAATATAAGGGTTTAGGTCTCTTCACTCGCAAGGGCTGCAAGTTCCGAAGTTAGAAGACGCTTAAACCTTTCCCAGTCTATCTTTTCCTCTTTGTCCAATTCTTTCCAGGCCGACATCCGCGCCCTGTAGAACTCTTGGGAATGCCCGAGGGGTTGAAGAGCCTTTGCAATTTCCTTGATTTTCTTCATACCTTCTTCCGCAATTCTTCGTAGGTGAGGTTATACCCAGGAGCGTATTCCTGCGCCTCACGATGGTATCGGATGCAAAGCAAGTCCACCATCGCATCAATGGCAATTTTCCCGAGTTCTGGAGTTTGCCTCTTCGGGGACATTAGGAGGATTTCCATAGTGTCCTCGCTGATGAATTGGCGGACGCTTTCGACTGCGAACTTGTTCGGGTCTTCCATGTTAGCAATCGTCCGTATAGGTGTTCATGTAGGGGTCGTAGCCCTCGTCGCTCGGTTCGTTGTAGCGTTCGCCGTCGAACTGGTCGGCCATGAAGTCCGCGATGACCTGGGCGACGTACTTCGCCGTAACCGTCAGGCCCGGCATTTCCTTCTGCACGATGTCCGCGATCACGGCATCGTCGCATTCGACGTAGGACAGTTCCGCGATGCGCGAGTCGATTGCCGCCTTGATGTTGCTTTCCATGCTCCCGATTATAGGTTAGGGTTCGATCGGCTCAACTAGAAAGGCTAGAATCTTTCGCTGAAGACTTAAGGTCTTGAAAACAAAGGAGTTAGCGAAATCCGGGCCTGCCCCGATCGCCGTAAGCCCTTATATTTCAAGGAGTTAGAGCTTTGTCCTGAAGAGATTAGCCCCGGAGAGATTGGCCCCGGAGAGATTGGCCCGGGGGAGATCGGCCCCAGAGAGATTGGCGCAGGAAAGATTGGCGCAGGAAAGATTGGCGCAGGAGAGATTGGCCCCGGCCAGAAGGGACCCGGAGAGATCGGCCCCAGAGAGATTGGCGCAGGAGAGATTGACCCAGAAGAGATCGGCCTTAGAGAGATCGGCCCCGGAGAGATTGGTGCAGGATAGATCGGCCCCAGTGAGATCGGCCTTAGAGAGATCGGCCCCAGAGAGATTGGTGCAGGAGAGATTGACCCCGGTGAGGTCGGCCCGCTGGCCTTCCTTTGCCTCAGACCGCAACCACAACTTGTGCTGTTCGAGAATGACCTTGAGTTTGCTTGCTTCCATGCTCTCGATTATAGGTTAGGGTTCGATCGGCTCAACAACAAAGGCTGAAATCTTTCGCTGAAGACTTAAGGCCTTGGAATTAAAGGAGTTAGCGAAATCCGGGCCTGCCCCGATCGGCCTAAACCCTTATTTTACAAGGGGTTAGGGCTTTTTCGTAGCGATCGACACCAAGAAACTCTTCAGTGCCGCCTGCATCGGTTCTACGTCCCGGCTTGAGTTCCTGTTGAACATAAGCTTGCGGACATTATCCTCGCAATCTTCGCACATCTCGATTTCGACATTTATCGGATAATCTTTCTTGCTCAGACAAACCTCGCTAAACTCCACAATATATCTACGCGGCGCACCGACTTCGGGATAGTATGGAATATTCTTATTGCAAGTGTCGCAAGTGAAGGTAATCGTTCGCATGTTGGAACTCCTTATATTTCAAGGGGTTAGGTCAATCGACGTACACTCGCTTGAGTTCTCGGCACACAGCGCATTCCCAAGTTTCGATATGGCGGAAGGACTCAAGGACATTCCAAGAATGCCCGTCTTTCTTGCAATCAGTGGGGACGAAGGCCGGAAGGCTCGCCAGTCTCGCCTTGTAGGCTTCCTCTTGCGCCTTGCTCTTTTGCACTTGAGCGATGAGGGCTGCCTTCAGTTCTTCGATGTTCATGCTGTGGATTATAGGTTAGAATCAGATCGAATCAACCTCTTTTCCCTAGTTCTTCAGACACTCATTCTGTAGATTGATCCACACCTTGGAGGCATGATCGTGGAGTTCCCGAATAGCCTTGCGCAGCCCAATCATGGTTTCGCTGTCATCCTGGAGATCGAATGCCATGTGATGAGTGAACGCGGCAGCCTGATTCGTCACCCATGCGGCATCCCGCAGCAATCTGAGCTTGGTTCGAGCGGAGAGTTGTTCGGTCGGCTGGGGGCGATCGGTGTTGGTTTCCATGCTGTGGATTATAGGTTAGGGTGTTCTAGGCTCAAGCAGAAAGGCTGAAATTTTTCGCTTCGGTCGCACCGTATACCCCTAGTTGTAACAAGTTTGTCCCACCGGAAAAAATCGCGTGTTGGAGCCTCATTATTATTGGGTTTTACCCCATATCCATAGGACCTACTTTTAATTAAATCAAATCTTAAAAGTTAATTTGATAAAATCTTAAAAGTTAATTTGATAAAATCTTTAAGTACCTACGGGTCCCATCCAGCATTAAAAGAACCCATTTAAAAAAAATTAAAATCGAGCGGGTCCCATCGGGTCCCATAATCATTCAAAGAACAAACCGTACTAAAAATCTCCTGAAAATTTTCTGATATAGATTGCGAGAAGACATAGCAGGGGGATAGAAGAGGTAAGGCAAGCGAACTTTATCTCATCCTTATCACATTTTTTTTGAACGTGTCCCATAATCACATGTTCTTATCTAAGAGTTTAAGGATATGCAACCAAGTTTCCTTAGTCTTGAAGTATACTTCCATGGTTGTGTGTCCGCCTTTATCATTCATCAGATAGATATCTAAACCATATAGATTTACATCATCCTTGTAAGCGTAGTATCCTTTAAAGTCTAGCTGATTAAAGGTGAACATAACGTATCCATCAACGTAGACTTTAATTCTACCGTTGTAAGTCTTAAACTTATACTTGTGACTCATTGCGGCGGGTAGTCGAATAACCTCTTATCTAATTCGTCGCTAGCCTTCTTGTTAAGGTCTTTAAGAGCGTCGGCTAGATCATATAGGATATATTCTGGGTAAACACCCCCCATTGCAGCTTGTGGGAGAAAGTTCCAGAAACCATCCTCCAATCTTACGAACTCTCCGATCTTTAGTTTATTGCCTTCAATTATAACTGAGAAAGTATTATCGTCTACCCTATACCAGAAGGTATAAGTGCCTTTAAGTTGATTAGTTTCCATTGTCGTTCCTATAGAATACGAAATCGTTACTCTCGTCGCTCCAAGTCATATTAATCATACCTTTATCCACTAGATCTGATAGAGTCATACTTAGGATATGATTAACAAGCTTGTCTAAGTTGGCATCTGAAATTAAGCAAATTCCATTCTCTGGCGGGAATAGCTTTCGGTATTCTTTTACTAGCTCCTCAGTCTCAGTTGCGTTTAACAGTTCTGAGTATACCTTTAATGTGTCTAGCACAGTATAAAGGTTATGGTCTTCGCACTCAAAGAGTTGATTATCCTCGTGTTCCATTGTTTATCTTATTTTTTCTCAGGGGTAATATTAAAGTAATCCTCTAGCACATCAAAAGAAGCTTTCATTTTCGCCTTGTTTTCGCTGGAGCACTTTGCCGTGATCGCGCAGTTCCGTCAGGATGAGTTCGCTCACTTCTCGTAGCGGTAGTCGCTGGGGAGATCGTTGTTCGCTTGCCGTCCTCCCCCTGGGATTTCAGCGAGTCGATCGACACCCAGTCACCGTTCTTCGCCTGCTTCTCGCCGATCAGCGCATCAATGCCGAGGTTCAGTTCAACGAGTTGGTCGCGCAGCCGCAGCACTTCGGATCGTAGCATAATTAATTCCTTAGCCATATTTGATACTGTATAGCTGTCAATTGAAGAAAGCTCTGATAGATTCTTTTCACTTATGGGAATGAAAACGTGATGATCGTCCATATTTTCTTCAGGATTCATTATCATTATCCCCATTTTTATCTAAGATAAAGAAATCAGCAGGATTAAACTTTGGTTTCTTATTCTTTGGAGTCGCAGACTCAAGCTCTCTAATCTCTTCGATTAAAGCATCATAATCTTCCTGCATAGCTCTAATTTTAGAGATTAGATAAGTAAACCCTTCTCTATTGATTGGGATTAAATCCGACCCGTCGTAAATGTAGTCACTAGCAGAAGTTTGAAACATCATCGGTAATCACTAATTTCCTTTCTTATCTGCTGAAGCTTCTCAAGTGTTTCCCTGTGATTCGTATCCAGCTTACTATTAAGCTCTTCCAATCTGCCGACAAGATCTTCGTACCTTCCGTAAATCACTACATCGTAAATTATGAACACTACGATAAAAATGAACATGCTAATCATGGTAATCATTGATAGGCAACTCCAATTCCTTTATTTCTAGTTAAATTTACAGAGAGAGCTTTCTCTTGCTGTGGCCTCCGAGGGTCTATATCGTTAATTAAAATTCGTACTCCACAACCGCAATCCATAATTAACTTATCGTAGAAAACTTGGTTATCTTTGAAGAGCTTCTCTAAACTTTCGCGCTGTGTCTCAGGGCGTCCGGTCGTGAGGATGATTTTAGCTCCCTTCACATGCCATTCAAGAAGTTTCTCTCTAGTTCCTGGCAAAAATTTTGGAGTAGTCATCCCCATAAAGAAATTTTCAGTCTGCTCAAGAATGCAGCCGTCAATATCACAAAAATAAGTATTAGGAATCATAATTTAATGTTGCTATAATAGATACAGTAGGAGGATAATTCTATGTTACTAAAGTTAAGAGGTGGTCTGAGGAGAGTTACACATTGTTCCAGCGGTTGCTGTATTAAGCACCTTCCATTCGTGAGCGGAATAGAAGGTGCGTAATAAATGCTGATGCCGCCCCCAAAAAGCCGTCATAAATTAGTGTGACGGCTTTGCTCATTAAAGTGAATGATTCTGGTGAGTAAGCCCTAATTAAACCACAAGGGCTAGTAATAAATGTAGAAAAAATAATGCCTAACCAAAACCCTAGGCAAAGAGTGCAGCTAGTTAGCTTCGCTAAGAATTTAAAGATAGAATTAGTTCTGTGCACAGCAGAAATTAACTTATCATTCTCATCTAAGTAATAGTTGCTGTAAGAAAGGAAGTAGCGCAAAGGCTGAAATAGCTTTGAGTGAGCAATACCTACAGCACCCCCGTAGCAGCTTAAGATAAACACAATAAGTAGGAATAGTTCTGTCATTTTAGCACTTTACTGGTAATCTAAACATTTTAATGAATGCTCTACGGTTAATTTCCCACGACTCTCGGGTATGCCCATCTGAGTTGTGTAAAATTAGTACTGGGACTGTCTTGTTGAAGAAGCCCATCTCGTAAGCCTTGAGGGTGTAGTATAGATCGTAGAAATCCCAATTTTGCGAAAATTCTTTTGGTTTTTTTAGTCCGATCAGGTCTAGTGTCTTTTTCTTAGCTGCAATAAATAAACCATCTAATACTACTACATTTCTACATGGACCAAAGTAATTAGGGGTCATGGTTTTTAAGTTATTACCTTGGAACACAAAACCACTATGGAGTCCTGCTTGACGGTACTTCATCTCCCACCAGACAGCATTATTGTCTAAATATGTAGTTCCTGCTGGGCCAACAAACCCTACATCCTTCTGGGAGAGAGCTTCTTCAAGAATATGTTTAAAGTCATCTCTATCGGATAAGACTTCAATATCGTCGTGACACAAAATAATTATGTCTTCTGGACTTGCGTTTAAAGCCTTAATTCCTTCTTCATACCCTTCAAAGATAGAGTTAGCGTCATAAGAGATATGAACTTTAATATCTGCTTTTTGATAGTAATCTAATAACTTATTTAAGCTTTTACTTACTTTATCCTTACGACTACATATTACTGAGTGTATCATAATTTAAAGAGATGATAGATGGACATAAATAAAATTAAGCAAGAATTTGATAAATGTAGAAAAGATCCGGTATACTTTATCTGTAATTACATAAAAGTAGTACATCCGATCTTTGGACTCGTTAAATTTGATCTTTATCCATTTCAGAAAAAACTAATAAATGAGTTTAAATCTAACAGATTTAACATTCTTCGTAAATTTAGACAAGCAGGCTGTACTACTCTTGTTGCTGCTTTTTCCCTGTGGAAGTGCATGTTTACTGAGCACTACAAAGTTGTAATTCTGTCCAAGGATGATGATGCTTCCATGGAAGTTCTTTCCAGAATGAAAACTGCTTACGATGAGCTTCCTGAATGGCTGAAGCCAAAAGTAATTAAAGATTCGGCACATGCATTAAGATTTGTAAATGGATCTGAAATTAAATCTAAATCTTCCTCTAAGCAATCTGGGCGTTCTGCTGCTGCTTCATTGTTAATTCTTGACGAAGCTGCGTTTATTGAAAACATTGATACTATTTGGGCTGCTGCATTCCCTGTTATCTCCACAGGTGGTTCGGTAATTGCTTTATCCACAGTGAACGGTGTAGGTAATTGGTTCCACCGTCAATACACGGGGGCTAGAAGAGGCGAGAACTCTTTTCATGCTATTGATATTAATTGGAAAGACCACCCTCAGTATTTCAGGCATCCCGGTTATGAAAAAATGTACGAAGCAATGGCTAAATTAGACCCGCCATTAAGTATAGAGGATTGGGAGAAAAAAACTAGGGGGTCCGTATCCCACAAAGAATGGCTGCAAGAGTATGAATGCGTAACCGGGGATACTTTAATTGAAGTAATGAATTGCCAAACAAATGAAATATCTTTAATAAAAATAGAAGATCTTTTTAATTTATTAGGCTAGACTGATTTCCTAGGAACACTATATAGCTGTATGAAGCATATAGTGTATAAATTAATCGGTGAGAATAATTTAATTTACATTGGAATTACTTATGACAAAGGTTTTTCTAATAGACTTAGTTGTCACAAACGAAAAACATTTAAAGGTATTAAGTTTACTTATGAAATTTTACACGAATCAGAAGATAGAAAATTAATAGAAGAGTTAGAGGAGAAAGAAATAACTTCTCAAAAAAGTTATTTGAAAAATATTGGATTAAATAAAACTAAAACTGGAAAAGGATGGCCCAATAACTCAGGATTTACAACACTTGGTTATAAATTTTCAGAGGAATCTAAACTTAAAATGAGCAAATCACAGAAACTTGTTGACCGAAGTTATCAAAGAGGAAGAAAACGATCTCCAGAAACTATTGAAAAAATAAAAAAACACCATAAAGGAAAGGTATTTTATTCAAAACTTTCAATTATCCAAATCAAAGAAATAAAAAATTTATATGAATCTAAACCTATTTTAGATGGAGTTGGAGAAGTACAACAAAATGGAAGAGCAATGAGCTACGATCAAGCTTTTTCTAAAAAGTATTCTTTGATTTACAAAGTTACTACCCAATGCATAAAACATATAATTTCAGGGAGATCATGGACAAATGTATAAAGCAAATAATAAATATCTTATAAAAACAAAAAATGGGTTTGAACCTTTTAAAGGCATAACAAAAAAAACAATAACTTCTTACATTGAAATTATTACTGAATCAAAAATTCTTAAATGCTCTGAATCTCATAGAATTGGTATTAGCCCAAATAAATTTAAGGAAGCTAAAGATTTAAGAATAGGTGATTTAATATTTACTGATTCGGGCGTAGAAAAAATATTTTCTATAAACACTGTAAACCAGCCTGTCTCAGTTTATGACCCTGTTAACACAGGGGCAGACAATAGTTATTTTTCAAATGGAATTCTAAGTCATAATTGTGAGTTTTTAGGTACAGGTGATACTTTCGTAGACGGTGAAATTCTAAAGCAATTAAAAGAGCAGATAAACGATAATTACACAACAAGATATAACAACAGATTTAGAATTTGGCATCACCCAAACCCTAATCACGATTACATTATTGGAGTTGACACCTCTATTGGTAGGGGTCTGGATGCCTCCGTGGCACAAGTAATTGATATTTATACTGGAGAGCAAGTAGCTGAATTCAGGTCAGTTAATACACCTATCAATGAGTTTGCTACAATCGTAGTTCAGATTGCTCGGGAGTATAACACAGCCTATGTCGTGCCGGAACGTAACATGATTGGGCACAATTTAATCTATCAGATAAAAGATGTAGAGCAGTACGAAAACCTATTTTTAGATGAAAAACATGAGGCTGGGGTACAAATATCAGAGGCAAATCGTAGGCAAATGTTAGTTCAGATGGATGAGGCAATAAGATTAAATAAAATTAAACTAAACTCTGACCGTACAGTAGATGAGCTTTTAACCTTTATTATTGACGAAGTTGGTAGGTACAAAGCCGACGTTAACTGCCACGATGATTTAATTATGGGTCTAGCCTTGGCTGTTCATGGATTTAATGAATTAAGAGTTAATACCCCCATGCTCCAACATCGACCAAATGATGGAGATAAGTTTAATGTGCCAATTACCCAGTCTAAATACTATATTAGAACTCCCGGTGGTTTAATTCACGAAGAAGATCTTAAATGGCTACTAAGTTAAACGAAAATTACACACAATTTGCTCCTAGCAGAGGAAGCATTTCAAGCTGGTTTGGCTCTTGGTATTACCCTATCGGTCGTACCGGCAAGTTCTTTGCTAAATTTTTATCTGGTAGATCAGAGCCTAATTTAGATCAAAATGGAACGACTCCTTTAGAAATTCTACCTCCGCAACCCCATCCTTTAGAAGGTGATACACTGCTTAGGAGAACTCCTGCGAGCACCATGGCTCCTGGGAAGACTACTCAATTAATTCCAATAAACGAAGAAGAACTTGAGCGCAAACGCAGATACCAAGAATTTGAGGATATGGATGACTATCCAGAGGTGGCTGCCGCTTTTGATATTTATGCAGACGATTCAACTCAATTAAACTTAGACGGGAGCCGTTGGGAAGTAGACACCGATGACCAACTCGTTAAAGATGAGGCTGAGACATTTTTTACAGATATTTCTCTTGAGAATTTACTGTGGGATGTTGTTCGCAATACCGTGAAGTATGGAGATTGCTTCGTTGAACTTGTTGTAGATATTGATAATATTCGCCGTGGTATTCAAAAGATTAAAATTCTAGATCCAAACTACATTTACAGAATTGAAAACAATTACGGTATATTAACTGATTTTTTACAAGAAATACCACTTCAAACTGACAACACTATATTTGGTAAAGTAGGCACTACAACTGCACAACGTGTAGTTATTCCTCTCGATAAAAATCAGATTGTACATTTCCGAATGTTTACGTCTGACCCAACTTACTACCCTTACGGTAAATCAATTGCTGGGGCTGCTAGAAGCGTCTACAAGTCACTGAAAATGATGGAAGACGCCATGTTAATCTATAGGTTAACTCGCGCACCGGAGAGGAGAATTTTCTATATTGATACTGGAAATTTACCTTCATCTAAAGCAGAGCATTATCTTGAGATGCAAAAAAGCAAATTCAAGAAAGAAAAATACTTTAATCGTCAAACAGGTGAGATTGATGCTAGATTCAATCCAATGGCACAGGATGAAGACTTTTTCGTATCAGTGAATGGAAAAGGATCAGGCACCAAGATTGATACACTAAAGGGAGCAGAAAATCTTGGTGAAGTAGATGACGTTAAGTACTTTAGAGATAAGCTTTTAGCGACTCTAAAGATTCCAAAGGATTACATCGTAGAGAAAGATCAATCCCCAGAACGCAAGGCTAACCTTAGCCAACTCGATGTTAAGTTTGCAAGAGTAATCCTAAGAGTACAGCAATGCATTCAAATTGGCCTAGAAGCAATGCTTAAGCGACATTTGCTGGTTAAGGGATTTCCACCTTTAACTGTATCAAAACTTAAGATTAAACTTCCTGAGCCATCCGATATGTCGGCTAAGAGACAGCTAGATATTGATGAGCAAAAAGCCAGACTTGTTCAAGCGGTAAAAGGTTTAAACATATTCCCGATGGAATACATTTACAAGACTTATTATCAAATGAATGATGAGGAAATAGATGAAATCAAAAAGAAATTGGAAGAACAGTCTCAAGATCCAATCATGGGAGCGATTGCTGCTGGGATGCCTCCCGGAATGGCAATGGGTGGTGCTCCTGGCATGGGTGGTATGGCTCCCCCTGGTGCTCCCCCTGGCGGCGGTATGGCAGGTCCTGGCCCAGGTGAAGCAGGCGGCCAAGAGCCTGCTGAGAACACTCCTCCCACGCAAATGGAGCAATTGGATTTCCTAAAGTTAAGTAAATTAATGATAAATGAGGGTTTAAGCGAAGAGGCAATTAAAATTGTTAAAGATTTAGCCTTGGAAAGAGAATTAATTAAAAACTAAGTAATAAAAATCCCCTAGATACTTTTGATAAAAGGTTTATATGCTAACTAACTTATTTGAGTCCCGTAACAAAACATTTCTTAACCTAGTGAAGCTGGGTGATTTCCTTGGGCGTTCTTTGAGAGAGAACGTAGAGCTTTTTAATGTAGAAGATAGTCTTGCCACCTACCTAACTGAAAGCGGAGCAGTTATCCAGGGTAACTTCGATTCAAAGGCATTAAAATTAACCGACGTACAAGTTCGGGATGCTAGCATCTTTGAAGATAAAGAGATTTACTCTAAGTTAGTTGACAATAAAGTTAATAACTTCCTTGCGGATATTATTAGCAATGACTTGGATACTGTCAATGAGAGTTTTGATTCTATTCTAAATCTATGGGAATCAAGACTTAAGTTTGACCACACTAAGTCCCGGCTAGCCTCAAAAGTTGAGAGATTTGATGAGACTGCTCAAATAGTTTCAACAGAGGAGTTTAGCCGAGTTGTCGAGATAAAGGATGACTTAGTGGCTATGCTTAAGGAGTCACAGAATTTCATCAATATACCAGAAATTCGCAACACTATTAAACTCTCTTCGGTAATTTCAAAGTCATTTAATCTTCCAAAGTTAACGTATGAGAAGCTAGCAGAAGATAAAGTTTATCAGATTCCTAGCACGATAAACCATACCCTATACGATCATCTTTGCAAGCACGAACTTATTACTAAAGAATTAGCTGAGGCTAAAACAAAGTTTGAGACTGTATGGGTAACTAACGAGAAGGTACAAAAGCTGCCAACTAGCATCTATGAATCAGACGATAAGATTGCGGCTCTCGTAGCTGAAATTATAGTAGACGTTCCATACTTTGCCATGGCTACGAAGAAGCAAATCTCTTCGCTGGTGGAGAACAACTTAGACCTATTAGTTGATACTAAGGCTGTCCCAGAGAAGGATATAAAGAGCTTTGTATCGAAGATATATGAATTCAAGAAGCCAGTAAAAGATTACGTTGTTAATCTTCTGAATGAGAAGTATGGCGTTAATGTACAAACGCTAACTGACGTTCCAACATTCGATTCATTAGTAAAGACTCATGTTGTTATTTTTGAATCCCTGGCAAGACTATCTCCAAAGAGTTCTGTAATGAAGAAAGTTCTCGGAGATTTTGCTGACACACTAAAGACTAAGAACGGTATAGAAGCCATTGACGTTTCAGATTTCCTAGAAAGTGTATTTGATGAGTGTGAGTATAATTCCATTCTAAATGAAACGTCTCTAATGAATTATCTGAACTTTGAAAAAGTTGCTGACGATCTCGGCAAGATTGGGCAAGTTCTAAAGATGATTCAATCTGGTATGGGTGGGGGTGCAGCGGGCGGGTTAGCTGCTGCTCTAGGCGGAGGCCAAGGTGCTCAGGGTGCTGCGGCCCCTGCTGCTAATGCTATGGCATCCCAAATGCCACAAGGGGAAGGCCAAGCGGAAGCTGATGGTGGTGATGAGTCTGCTGGTATGATTCCTGATGAGGAAATGCCTAATGAGGACGGAGAGGCTGGAGATACTATGCCAGCTATGGACTCAGAGGACGCTGCGGCTGAGGCTGGAGAAGAGGTGGACGCCGAGCAAGAAGGACAAGAAGGGATTGCCGGTGGAATGTACGACGATGAGGTTGAGATGACCTCTAAGGATGAGCTAATCGACAACATGAGAGAATTAGAGGAACTCATTTCTATGCTAAAGTCTGACATGGGCGTCGAGGGTGGAGAAGGCGAAATGGAAGGTGAGGGTATGGAAGGCGAAGAGGGTATGCCAATGGGAGATGGCGACGGCGACGAAATGCCTGAAATAAATACGGGCGAAGGCGACGATGAAGTCCATATTGATACCGATTCACATAATAATGAGGGTGAAGGGGAAGAAGAAGATATGGGCGACGAGGAGGAAGATGAGCCTCCTGCCAAGCCAAAGAAGAAAAAAGGAAAGTCTGAAGACTAAATATAAATTATGCCCCCTGGTCCACGCCCGACACCCTTCCCGGTAGTCGTACAATTTAGTGATTCAGCAAATCCAACAACTCCATCTAAATTGTTGGAGTCTAGCTCACTTTATGTAACTAGCTTTTCAGCTATTACAATAAGTGCAACTAATATAAGTGCTACAAATTACTTTAATCTTCCTGGCGGTGGGGGTTCAGTAGATTACAATCTTCTAAATACTTACTACTTAAATTCTTCAGGAGATAGTGCGAGCGCAGGATTTTATTTAAGCTCTGTAAGTGCAACTAATCTAAGTGCTACAAATTACTTTAACCTGCCTAGCTCTACACTTGTTTGGAACCAAGCTCAAGATGTAGTTCTTTATGTAAAGAACAAAAGTAATTTTTCTCTGCCTAAAGGAACTCCTGTAGCAATTGTAAGTGCTACTGGGAACAACCCCGTTGTTGAGCCTTTATCTTCAGTAAACACCCATGTCCCAGAAGCTTATGGGTTTGCAAATCATGTTGCCGGGTTAGTAAAAGATACTATAAGTGCTGATGGATTTGGGTACATCGTAGTAGAGGGTCTAATTGAAGGTAGCGGGGCTGACCCATTAAATACTAATGCATTTCAAGTAGGAGACACACTGTATGTTTCTTCTAACGGGCAACTTAGTAATGTAAGACCCAACCCTCCATATGAATCTCATCCGGTTGGCTTTGTAATTAGAACAAACAGCAATAACGGTAAGATTTTAGTAAAGATAGAAAATCAGCCTGAAATAAATGATATTGTTGGATTTAACTTAAGTTCAACATTGATTAATGGCGATTTAATTGCTTACGATCTAGCTACAAGTACATTTAAAAATACTCAAGCTTTAAATCTATCTGGGGTTAGCAGACTCGGAACTGTATCTGCCACAACGTACCAAAATCTTCCTGTAAGCTCCCATAGTCAATTACTAAATTTAAATGCTAACGATCATCCACAGTATGTGCTTACGTCTGTCAATACTAATTTAAGCTCATTAGTATCAAATATCCAAACTTCAGCTAGCAACTTATCTTCTGTAGTTGGTAATCACTTAGCGTCGGCATCGGTACACTTCACATCGGGATCTCTGTCTGGGTTCTACGCTGGATCAGCTTGGGTTAATTCTAACTTCGTATTAACTTCTGTAAACAATACTTTAAGCACTACCGTAAACAATCACTTAGCATCAGCGGTACACTGGGACTTAGCAACTCTAAATTCAAATTACATAAATGCATCCGGCGATAGTGCTAATGCTGCATTCTTTTTTCAGACACTAAGTGCAACTACTTTAAGCGCAACAACGTATCAAAATCTCCCTAATTTTGCTACTACGGCTACAAACGTAACTTCATTTGCCGGAACCGGAGTATTCGAAACTACAGGTTACGCAAGAAATAATTATTCGTTAACAAGCCATAATCATACTTTCTCTGCCTTAAGTGGACTATCAGACACGAATGTTGGTACTCCATCTACTGGGCAAAGCTTAGTCTGGGATGGATCTAAGTGGTCGCCATCAGCTATTGCAGGGGGTGGAGGGGGAGGCTCGTCACCAGGGGGAGCTACTAGCTCGATTCAATTTAATGCTGGGGGTGGATCTTTTGGTGGGGCAGCCCAATTAAATTGGAATACTACAACAAATTTACTTTCGGGAACTAACGCTAATTTTGTTAACCTAAGTTCAACTACATTTAGTGCTACAAATATAAATGGAATTAATTATTTAAATCTTCCATCTGCCAAAGTATTTAATATAAAAAATTACGGAGCAGTCGGCGACGGTGTGAATAATGATTCTTCTGCATTCACAAATGCTATTAACGCAGCCTACACTGCTAGTGGTGGAATCGTTTACATTCCAGATGGGACATATCTAGCTCAAAGAATTGGAGTATCTTCTACTGTACATTTAGTAGGAGAATCAAAGCGTGGTGCTGTAATAAAAAAACCACAAGTAGGGGGATATGCCGGAGGTTATGGGACAAGTAATAGAAATTGCGTTATTCATTTAGAGTCCTCATCAACTGGCAGTAACTTTACAATTATTGGTGCTTCTGGGATGACCGACGAGTTCGGAACAATTGGAATTTGGTCTCGTATTGCTTCATCCGTAACTATTAAAGATATATTAATCTCAGACTTATCTGGTAACGGAGTAATGTTTGAGAAAGTATACAATGCTCACCTAGAAAATGTTGAAGTTTATAGATGCACTAGGAGTGATAACACCTCTTACTATGGTAATGAAGGGGTTGGTATTTGGTTGGAGGTGTCGGGGATGGGTATTGAGCCAACTCAAGATTACAAATATAGATCTATTACAAATGTAATTAATTGTATATGTGATAATAACGGTCTTGATGGTGCCATTATAAGAGGAAATGGAGTAAACATTCTAGGCGGGTCATACAGCTTTAATGGGTCCAACCCATTCCCAAATGTTTATGGGGCAAATGGAATTTATTGTAATGACGCAAATACAAACTATGCTCCAGGTGAAGCATCAATTCCAAGTATATTCCCACATCATAGAATCTCAAAAGTAATAGCTCGTCAAAATACAGAAGGTGGAATCTTAATAAATGCTTCTAACGCTATAGTATCAGAAAATATTTGTTATGATAATCAATGGTATGGAATATGGGCGCAAAATACAAGGAACACTGTATTCCACGCAAATGTATGCTACAATAATGGTTACATATTAAATAGCGTTAATGCTATCAATTTACTAAATGATAATGTAGATTTTAGGGCTGGCATAGGTCTTGTTGGGTCTTGTAGTAATATTACATTAGCGAACAATATATTCAATGAAAATAGAAATCTAACTGGGACTTGGAATGGGAGTGCCCAAGGACAAGTGTGGGGTATATATGCTCATACTAATCTTGTATTTGCATCATTTATTGGCACACAAGTAAAATTCGATAATATAACACTAGTCGGTAATAATGGGAATTGTCTATCTGGCCTAAGCAATCTGAATGGGATTACAGTTGACCCAACTAATTGGGATTCAACAAAAGTTACTAACGTAAAATACATCAATGATAAACATATTGTAGGTTATGCTAGTGCAATAATTCCGTCAATATCAGCAACGACTTACTTAAATCTCCCGACAAGTGCATTAAGTGGGCTGTCTGACACTCAAATAACATCTCCAGCACTTAGCTCAGTATTGAAATGGAATGGGTCTAAATGGGTTCCAGCCGCAGATCAAACTGGAGGTGGGGGTGGGGAAGGCGGGGCTACTGCCTTAAGCGGATTAACCGATGTTAGCGTAACCTCAACCCCTGTAACTGGATATGTGCTAAAATGGGACGGGTCCAAGTGGGCACCAGCCCTAGATAATACAGGGCCTGGGGGCACAGTCACCGAAGAATTCGTAATAGCAATGGCAACCATACTTTAGGTATAATATGAAAGCATTATTTGGAAGTGATTTTAAAGGTTATTACAGTTTTGATTCTGCTAATAGCAAAATTGTGTTTACTCAATTAGAGCAACCATTAGACCTTAGTAATTTTTTAGTAATTACTAATGCTACTAGAAATATAATTATATACAATTTTGCTGACCCTGCTAAAGGTGCAGCATCTTTTAATGGTCAAGACTTAATGCTTGATTACAGCACAGCCGCTATGGAAAATTCAGACGTACTTCAAATTTATATTGACGTACAACGAGAAGATCCTAGTTTATTAAGAAGAATGTTTGCGCTATTAATGTCGCCTTTAGGGTATGATAAATCACTACAAAGATATAGAAATACAGTTGTTTTAGAATCCGGTACAGTAAGTACAGTAAGTACAGTAAGTACAGTAGCCGCAGTAACTACTCTTACCACAGCGGCTACTTTAACTAACTTAGGAACTTTATCGTCTGAAAGACTTGTGCTAAATCAAAACATTGCAGCTTGGACTGCTTCACATAGAGCGTTAATAACGTAAGGGTTAAAAAAATGACTAATACATTTAAGAAAGTAATTGATAGAATGATGTGGGTTTCAGTACCCCCAACACCAAACACACACGCTGCGGGAGTTCAAATGTGCTCCGATCTTAGATCTGATATTTCTAGAAATCCCTTTGCATATCAGATGGTATCAAATTCAGTATTAAACAGATTCAATATTGTTACAAAAGCTTGGCAATTTGCAGTTAACCCTACTACAACGCCAGCAGTTGTTGCCGGATCTTTGTGTGTATTTGCTCCTTCTTTTGCTGTAGTGGGCACTTTAGCAGGCGGAAATACAACTAGCAGCATCGTATTGAGCACTGCTCTACCCACAGCAGTTGGAACAAATATGTTGGGAAATAGAGGAGGGTCCGGTGATTTCGGGTTTAAAATTAGAATTATAGGAAATGCTGTTGGAGGCTCAGGTAGAATTCAAGAAAGATTCATAGTAGCAAACACTTCAGGAACTACTCCTACTATTACTTTAGATAATCCTTTAACATTTACACCGGCTACTGGGGACAGATACGAAATATTATCTGGAAGAGTAATGATGCTAACTGGAGGGGCTATGACTGCCGGATCATTCAGATCATTTGAGGTAGCAACTAATACATTAAGTTCTTTATCACAGACAACTCTTCCAGCTACAGTAGGTACTGATTCTGCTGCTTTAGTGTTAGACGAGCAGTATACACCTTACAACCATAATCCAGGCGAAGGTTTTATAAAAGGATCATACATCTATGACACAAATTTAGTTTCTAGAAATGCATTAAGCTCTACAGGAATTGCGGCGGGAACTTTAACAGGGCAAGCTGCTTCAGGTGATGCGGTAGTGGTCGCTAATGAATATAGAAACTTTCAAATTAGAATTGTCGAAGACCTTACTAACACTACCGCTGTAGGGCAAAGAAGAATAATTGCAAGCCATACAGCAGGACCAAGCCCTGTTTATACTCTAGGATCTAACTGGGCATTCACTCCTAGCGTAGGCGCGAAATATGTAATTGAATATCCAAATTTAATTGTATTGAGAACAACAGCAAACACAACCGTTTACACTTACAACTATACTGACGCTACTGTAAATAACGGCACCGCTAACATTTTGACTAATGCGTGGTCAACAACTTATTTTTCAACTACGGCACCGCTTGCCAATGGTGCTGGAAATATCTTTGTGCAATCATTTGGAATTCAGCCAGATCCAGCTAGAAATGCAAGACATTCATTTAATTATTTTTTTCGAGGAGGTAACTCTATAGTAGTAGATCTTTTCGACATTGCAGGTGCTATAGGTGGATCTTGGGCAGGTAATATAACAATAGATGGATTCCCATCCGGCCATACTACAATAAATACTGGGTCCTGCGGATCATATTCTCCTTTTGGAAGTGAGGGTAGATTTGCTTACTTAAATATTTACGGGGCAAGCTTAGTCAATCAAATCTATAGATTTGATGTAAAAAATAGAGTATTGAGTCCTTATGTTTCAACTGATGTTATACAAACTACCACTGCGGCAATTGGAAATAGAATAGTAAGTTACTGTGCAATAGATGGGACAGATTTATATGATTGCATTTTATTAGTTACTAATGCATCTACTTTATCACAAGAGTTAATCCCATTGGTGTAGTATGAATATAATCGATTACATTAAAATAACTGAAAACAGAATAAGATTTTTGAATGACCAAAAACTAATATTAATTTCTGTAGGTAACTTAGAATTACTATCAAAAGTAGAAGAAGACATTTTTGCTAGCGAAATTGTGCTTCAACAATTAAAAACATTAGTGTAGTATGACAATAGGACCTAAAGTAAATCCAAGACCTTTAATTTTGCATGTCGATAGCGATACAAATATTCCCTATCGGCTTGCAGAGAGCAATGAAATTGTAGTTGATAAAATAACTGCAACTGAGTGGTCTGGGTTACCCCCCGGCAACGTAACGAGCATTAATCAGCTAGCTGGAACTGGAGTTTTTGCTACTACAGCTACAAATGTAACTTCATTTGCAGGAACGGGAGTGTTCGCTACTGTTTCATATGTCAGTAATAGTTTTATTGATAATAATCAACTAGACACCCAATTAGCGCAGTATGTTGGCCCTTACGGGTCACCGTCTCAAGGGGAAGTACCTTATTGGGATGGTGGTAAATGGAATGGGGCAGCCCCAGGTATTAACGGAGACGTATTAACTTTAGACAATGGGTTAACTCCGACTTGGATAACGCCAGCGGGAGTAATATCAACTCCGGTTGCAATAAATTTAGGAGGAACTAATGCAACTGGAACTCCAATTACAAACGGTGTAATTTACTACAATGGTACACGCTACGCAACTAATACCAATCTAACTTTCAATGGAACTACTTTAACCGCAAATACAATAGCAGCTACAAACCCCATAACAGTTACTAATGGTGGGACCGGAGTAACTGCCCTAGGTAATTTAAATGTTAGCAGTTTTGGTGGATCTTTGCCGATAAACAGAGGTGGAACAAACTTCACAGGGCCTTATCAAAACAATTCAGTTCTTTACTTCAATCAAGCTGTCACAGCGGTAAGCAGTAGCTCTAATCTAACTTTCAATGGAACTACACTAAGCGCAAATACAATAGCAGCTACAAACCCCATAACAGTTACTAATGGTGGAACTGGCAGAAACACTTTAACAGCCGGTAATTTTTTAGTTGGGAATGGTACTAGTCAAGTATCTTTACAGCCTACTGGAAACTTCCTGACAACGGGTACTGCTGCTGCAACTTACTTTCCATTGACAGGACAAACTTTAGGTGTTGCACAAGGTGGAACAGGATCAACTAGTTTTACATCCAGAGGTATTCTTTTTTCTGATACAAATGTAACAACGTCTCCAAACTTAAAACTTGGTACTACATCTAAACTACTTGCTGTGTGCGGAGTTGCGATACCAAGCAAGGGACTTTATATTGAAAATGGAGTTGATAACCCAACAAGTCCTTTCAATCTAAAAGATATACCGGATGTTGATACTACTACCCCAACCAACAATCAAGTATTGGCCTACAATACTGCAACCTCAAAGTGGACTCCCACTACTTTGGCCGGTGCATCTGAAACTTGGACTACTGTATTTTTGCAAAATGATGAAGTAGAGTTAACCACAACACTTAGGGATTCTTCTTTATCAGCTTCGTTAATTTCAGGAGAAACTTATTCTTACGAATTTAATATTTTATTTTTAGCTAGCACAGCAGATAAGATAAGTTTTGCAGTATCTTCACCTTCAATAACAACTCATTATTGGAATATAGATTACACACCTCCCACTAACGGAGGTTTTGGCAATAAAAGATCATTGGGGGGTTCTGGCGATCTATCTAAGAAAGATGGAACAGTAGACGTTGATGGCGTAGGAAGTATAAATATTAAAGGAAATATAAACCCATCAGCTAGCGGTGCTCTGAAATTTACTTTCGCTACAACTAATTCAGGGGAAAACGTTGATGTCTATGCTGGATCTTACCTTAGATACGCTCAAATTTAACTAACCATATCACCACGCTTCATAGAAGCTATCAAACGTGATATAATATTTTCTCTAAGTCCATCTAACTCTCTAAAGCAATTAGTTAAAGTATTCAAAGTGTCTAACCCTATGCGTTTGTCTTTGAGAGCAATTAGTTCTGCCGCGAGAACATCAATAGAATTCTTTTGAGTTTGAGTAAAATTGTAAATTGAGTCTAAAACGTCTTGAGCCTGTTTCATAGTTTAATCCAATTAATTTCGTGGCCTTCTTTTCTGTAGTGCTTTATTCTCTGCTTTGAGTGATCTTCTAAGTAAGGTACTTTATCCATAAAGTCGTAAACCATTACAGTAGTCTTGTCCTTCATCTTTCTTAATCCTCTACCTAAGCCTTGGATAGTTGGAATCTTATCTTTAAGACCCCTAGCGTTAATTAAGTGAGTAATCTCTTCAATGTTAATGCCAGTTTGCAGGACTTTGGTCCCGATCAGGAAGGCCGCTTTATCGGCTCGTAGGAAGCCAGAGATAGCCTCCTTTCGCTCCGAAATAGAGTTGACACCCTCAAGGGAGTAGGAATTTTTGATCTTGCCCTTGAGTAATTGCAAGTGAGACAAGTTCTTCACAAGTATGCAAACTTTTGCAGAAGGATTTGATTCGCTAATTTTGTTAGCTAAATCTATAATCATTTGATTTCTTTCATCACAACTAACAATATACTTTTCGTACAGGTTAGCATAGGTGTCATCATAATCTTCTGGCTTTAACTGCGCTGCATTCTCTAAAATCTGGATAATCGGCTTGGCAAGTTTATTATCTTCGATTAGCTCTTTAGTAGTGCGAGTTCTAATCTCAGGCCCAAATGCTCCGCGAAGAGTGTATTGACCAATCTTATCGTCTGGCATCGTAGCTGTGAATCCATATCTGTACATAGCCCTCGGGAAGCTCTGAATAGCAGCCACTGCTACTTCTCCTCTACAGAATTTGTGGACTTCATCGACAATCAAAACTTCAGCATCGTTCAGATGAGAATCAAAAATCTTTTCAATACTTTGAACAGTAGAGAGCATGATTCTCCCAGGCTTAAATTCTCCACCGAAGTTAATACCAATGTCTCTAGTCAGATGTGCTGTGAGGTATTCATAAGTTTGAGTTAGAATACTTCTCTCGTCAAATAAAATTACAATCTTCTTATCTATTAAAGATTGTACGAGAGACGCAATAATTAGTGTCTTTCCCGACCCCGTAGGTGATATTATTAAAGCTCTCTTTTTATCGAGGGCTTCATTCACTGCATTCGTTTGGTAATCAAATAACTTAAAATTCCCCAGCGTAAAACTGCATTTTGGGAGCTTTAAATTAGCTGGGTACTCGTAGTCTATCCAAGGCTTACAGTTGACTTTGGCAAGATCAGCTAATATGTCGTTAAGCAATCCAGTCTTAAACTTTCCGCCAGCCGTAACAAACTTTTTCTTACCGTCCCAATGTCCACGCCTGTACGCGGGGGTAAATTGATACCCATCAATAGGGAACGACCACTTATCGGACAAAACTTTTATAATTTGAGGGTTATCCGTTTCGATTAGGGAGTCTATAATACCTACTTGAATTCTCATACCTACTATTATAGTAGTTAGAGGAATTATATGTCAAATTTAGATAAGTTTCAACCCGATCGAGAATCAAATTTAGAGAAGCTATTTGGTGATGTCCCACTAGAAGCTGAGGTACTTGTCCCATTGCCATCAGAAGGTAGATTTTATTTAAATGGCAAGCCGGAAGTTCTTGTATCCCCAATTAAGTTTGAGGACGAAAAGCAATTAGCTAGCTCGGCAAAAAGCGGGATAAATCCAATTAATTTAATGCTCTCTAAGTGCATTAAAGGTATTGATATAAATTCCTTGCTGTTGATTGATAAACTGGTTCTACTCCTAAAGATACGAGAAATCTCGTATGGAGAGAATTATCCTGTTACCTGCGTGTGCCCTAAGTGCGCTTACGAGAGTGACGTAAATGTTAATTTAAGCCAATTGCTAATTAAGCACATACCTCCTGAGGTACAGGACCCAAGGGAGATTACGCTCCCCAAGCTTAAAAAGCAGGCTAAGGTCAGATTCCCTAAGGTTTCTGACGAGCCTAATTTAAATAGCGACGAGCAGGTTTATAACAACCTATGGCGATTCGTCACAGAGCTAAATGGCTCTTCTGACCCAGTATTTATCTCTAAAGCCATCCCTAAGATGCACATTATGGACATTAAGTTTATCTTAAACCAAGTTATGCGTCTAGATTTAGGGTTAGATCCTAAGTTTATCTTACGCTGCACTAATTGCGGAGGGGAATCAGTACTTTCTGTTCCGATCAATGAAAATTTTTTTTCCGTGACCTGACAGATAAGATAAATTTAGAAGACCTACTTCTGGAAGCCTACATACTGGTAAGTAAGTGTAAATTTACTTATGAGGACGTTAAAAGCATGACTAAGATAGAGCGAGCCGTCTTCATTAAACTTTACACACAAGATTTGGAAGCCCAGAAAAATGCAATTGAACAACATCTCAATTAGTGACCGAAACAATAGACCTTCTGTATTGGAGAAGGTCGGATTGCAAGTCTTCTTTCTAACGGATGGGATATACACCGACCCCTATCAAATAAGTGCAGTTAGCATTTTTGCACGGGCTAACAACCTATCCCCTAGCTCTATTTTAGATGAGACTACTCAATTAATTTCCGTTGATGCTAGCAACGTAATGAAGATGAATTTCTGCAATTCATCCGCAGATACGAGCAACGTAGCCTTCAACGTATCTAATTACACCGGAGGGGCTAGCACTAGCGGAATCTTCCGTATTAGCACAGGAAGGTATATCGTAGTCCTCGACGGCACGATTAACTTATCTGGAACAAGAAACCTCTACGGTCAGAATACCACTATCGCTAACTCAGCGGACCAGACCGGAGATTACATTGATGTATGGACGATTAACATGGCTCAAGGGTCTGAGCTTCAGTCCGTAATCAATGAGTTTACACTAAGAAAAGGCGGGTTTACTACTGTTACTGAGCCGCTAATGCTCAAGTCTAAGACTCGGTTAGTAAACAACAAAATTACTCTAGGGTCAAAAGCTGATCTAAAGATATCTACTAGTATTGTAGTAGAGAATACAGGTATTGACGAAAGCATCAGAAATCTACTTAGAGATAATGTTATAACCGATGCGTCAATTGAGATAGTTAAGATTAACGAGGCTGCTAATCTCCCAGCTAAAGTGACTGTATCGTCATTTGCTGATACCTCTAGCGCGATTCAGATGGCATCAGATAATGTCATCATATTTACTTGGGATACGAACAATTTAACCTCGCACCCTCAAGTAGCAGCAGGAAACTTTGATTCTACCCGTGGTGTTTATGCTATCCGTGCAAAGTACAATGTCTTTAACGAGATTATCGTTACAGAGCCAATGTATCTAACGATTGCATAGTATCCCACTCGTCTAGGTTAAACTTCTTGATATTTAGTGCGCTGTCAGAGAGGCTCTGAGGATCTTTTTGTAGGGCCTCATTCCAATCCTTGTACTTTATAGGAGGGAAGCAGTAGTGGATAGACTGCATTCTCACCTTGCGCCTAAGAAGTTCAAACCCTCTAAGACCATCGTTGCCAGCACGGTCATTATCATACGCAACCACGATAGGACCTTGGTAATAACGTAGCTGCTCAAGCTGAATACGCGACGCATGGCACGATATAGTAGTCGTGGCATTGAAGCCAGCCAATTGAAGCGAGATTGCATCTATAGCCCCTTCGCAAATATAGAGAGGTGCCTTGGAGTCATACTGGAACGGATAAAGGATCGTAGAAGACTTGATGCCACGGAAGTTGAGGTATTTTGGCTCTTGGCCGAAAAGTGCTCGCGCCTGGAAGAAGAACATTCCAGTGTGGTTGTTGTACGGGATAATGAGTCTCCCGGCATATTGGCCTTCCTTGCAGTAATAGAATTTTCCATAATCATATATTTTTCTATTTAACAGAAATAGATATGCCGAGCTATTTACAACTTCAACTAAAGAAGGGTCAATTAACTGAAAATTAACAGGGAGTGGTTCCTGAACTACCTTTTTTTGATAGTCATTGCGAACAGTGCCTTCGTTAAAGAACTCTTCAATTAAGAATCTCTTGTAACCCTCTTTGTAACTTAAATTCTCCAGCTTGCAATAAAGGTGGAGAAAATTACCCTTTTCTCCAGTTTTAAAGCACTGCCACAGACCTGAATCTAAATTTACAGACATGTGCCGCTTAGGATCATGCTGCAAAAATACCGAAGGTACAGTTAACTCGGTGTCTCCGCTTATTAATTTATATTTACTTTCAAACTTCTTAAGTAAATAATCTCTAATATACTCAGAGGATATCATATGTTTATTGACCGACTAAGTAATTCAAAAAGTGACGTAATAGATCAGTGTTTGCTCAAGTACGATTATAGATACATAAGGAAGTTTCCCGGCTTCCCATCTAAAAACGAGGACGCCTTGGATTTCGGAACCTATATCCACCGTATATTTGAGCTAGGCTACGGGAACAATAATATCTCCGAGCTAGAAAAAATAGCCGAAAATATTAAGAAAGACTACGAGATTGCTAAAGAATATAAGGATAAGGTTAGCCAATGCATAGCTAACTTTGTTAAGTTTAATGTGGGCATGGGTGAGACGATTGCAGTCGAGCATGAATTCTCAGTAGATCTGGCAGACGGTATCAAGTATAACGGGTTCATAGATCGCATTGTGAGGGGCCTACAAGGCGGAATTCTAATCCTCGACTACAAGACCTCAAAGAGAGAAAAGTCGAAACTGGAGCTATCCAGGGACAAGCAATTGATAGGGTATGCCTTTGCTGTATCAGAGGAGTTCAAGATCCCACTGAAAGATATCTACTGCGCTCACTTCTACCCGGTGTCTGGTAATTTAGTAGCAGTTAAGTTTCCACAGTCATCCATTAACATGTGGCGGGAAAAGGAAATAAATAAAGTCTGGAAGATCCGTAAGAAGAAGAAGGACGAATTTCCAGCTATGCAGAATCAGTTCTGCGAGTGGTGCGAGTACAAAGACATGTGCCCTTGCTTTAATGACGCAGACACAGTAAGCCGCAGAATCGAGGAGCAGAAGTGTTTAGTCGAGGCTCAGAAAGAAGCAGATAAAGCACCTAAAATCAATGGGTGATAAATGCTTATATCTATAGCCTCGAAAAAATTCTTTACTTGTTCTGAGGAGTAACCGCACTTCTTGGTTAAGTGCTTTGCCAAAGAATCTATTTTAACTGGCTTTCTGTCTTTCAAGGATTTAATTATCTTTCCTTGAAATTCCTTAATAAACTTTATACTAAATCTGTATTTCCATTTATTAATAAAGTCATCACTTAACGTAAAGTTAATTAAGTCAATAAATTCAACTATATCTGTATCAAAGCTAGTCATAAATAATACATATTAAAGGAGGATTAGATTTAACTTAAGAAGAATTTTTAAATATTACAAACATGGTACAGAAGACTAAGCTTCCCTTCTTCGCTAAGGAGTTAACCAAGAAAGAACAGGAGTTAATCCTGGCTAGGCAAGATCCCTTTGCAGAGGATGACGAAGAGGAATTTGGTAATTATATTTATAAGCCATTTAAGAGAAGGCTTACTCAAGCTACCCCTGGTTATGTTTTACGGCTTGATTATGTGAACGCTAAAGATCTTAAGTTTAGTACCAGAACAGTCTTAGTGACAGCTACAGAGAGGGGTCCAATGGGTAACTTTATATCTACCAGAGATAATACTCTAGTCTGCTGCTTTGATCTAAACCCTAATTCTTACACATTTAAACTCGTACTAAAACTCTTTTATCGAAAAGAAAACAGATGTAACTATAAGCTTATTCCCAGCTTTCTTAAGTTTATTTTCGGCTTAAATGCATTTAAAACTTTGAACATTGAGAATGCAAGTAGAGTATACACCGTGTTAAAGAAGAAAAATGTACAATAAGCCTAAATAAGTATTAGAAATGAGCAACACTAACCTAAACATGTCATTGGATGACGTTTCCGATGAATTAACCAGACTTAACCAGCAGTTAAGGGATGGAAGACTTTTGTATGCCTCGCTTATGAGATTTTCTAGTTCTTTTAGAAGATTCTCAACAGGATCAGAAGATTTTTTTCGAAATTGGAGATCGCTCATTCCTGGGGGCGCAGGGGGGCCGCCGCCCCCACCTCCTACTAATCCAACTACTTCCGGCACTGGAGGAGGGGGAGGAGGAGGGGAAGAGGGGGCGAGGAGAAACCCACTCGCTGCTTTCTTCATTGGTTTAAGCAGCAAACTATTTGCTCAAGTTAAGAATATAGACGATCTGCAATCCAGAGCGATGCAGACTAATACGACTTTGCAAAGGATGAACATTCCTGTACTTGATGTCAGGATGTCCAAGCTTGCAAACGAGATAATGGATCTTAGAGACGTTGGATTTAAGAATTTAAATGGAAGTACTCTAAAGTTGATGAGTACTATGAAAGCCACTGGACAATCTACTGAGTCCATGAAGGCTTTCCTGTCCAACACTTCTTTAAGCTTGAGATTGAATTCAACTCAAGTTCAAGAGATGTCTAAGAGGCTAACTGAAACCGCAGTATCGTATGGCATGAGCCAAGATAAGGTGTTCCAGGCAGTCAGCAAGCTCTCAGCGTCGCTAGAGACAGCTTCTTTGATGGGCAAAGGAGCAGTAACATCTGAATCCTTTGCAGAGATAGCTGCTCAAATCGGAGATAGGGCTACAGATCAATTAGGTGTAGTAGCTGAATTCCTTACTGGGGTTGGAAATGAATCCCAAGCTATGATCGCTGGGATTTTCGATATTCAAAATAAATTCTTAGAGGCTAGCAAGGATCAGCAAGTACAGCTAACTCAAGAAGCCGTAAGAACATTCAATGCTAACTTTAGAAAGTTTACCCAAGGGTTAGGTACAGATTTTGCCGGTAGAAGAGCTTTCGCTATGTACGCGGAGCAATTTGGTGGAATGCAAAATGTAAGAGCTTTCCAATCTTTAGAAGCAGCATTCCAAGATTCTGCAAAGGCTACTAATGAGAATAATCAGCAGCTAACTAACATGAAAACACTTGAAGAAAAGTTTGCTGACTCTATGGAAAGGTCTGCGGTGTCTTTGCAACAGATAGTTGAAATGCTGCCTAAGAGCGCATTTGCTGCTGCGGGTGGAGTCGGAGGTGCTGCCGCTAGCGTAGGAGGTGCGATAGGTACTGGATTCGTGGTTAGGAGTCTGGCTAGCAGATTGTTGCCTGCGGCGATGGGGGCATTAATAAGTGGACCTTTGGGGTGGGTAGTAGGTATTGGCGGGGCAATAGCCACCCTAATCCCTTCAATCTCATCTTTATTAGGCAGCGTGGATACTAACACTAAAGATACTGCAAAAGGTGTAAGCGATACTAATAAAATATTAGATCCTAGTAAAGAAACTCCACAAACAAAAGCATCTTTGGGTTTAATAGATGTACTTAGAACTATGGTTGCTTCCTTAGGCCCACAGGCTGATACGACGAATAAAGAATCATTAGAGGTTCAGAAGCAAATGGCCCAAAGGTTAGCAGAGCTAAATAGTACAGTAGCAACCAGACCAATGACACAGCCTGTAACTTTTGGTCTTACGAGGTAATTTATGGGATTATTTGGACCTGACGAAACTAAGCCACTTACTAGACTCCTCCCAGAGAGATCTTACCTCTATTACAAATATCCTCAAAAGAGTGCTGATCGCTCAGTCGAATTTTATTTCCCATTTTTAGAGAATATCGACATCAGCGAATCTCAAAGACCAAATTTAGGTACTTATGATCTTCTAGGGAGAGCGGGAAATTTGTTCTCATATCACGGGGCTAAATCAAGAGATTTTCAACTAAGATTTTACATTACTCTTCCACATGTATTTGAGTATATTGTAAATTATGGAATGAACGAACAGTTTACAGATTCTTTTAGATATTTTAGCTCCGAAAGATATGATGAAAAAATGAAATTCTATAGCTCTGTAAGAAAAGGAGAGTTTTTAGAAAATTCAAACGACATTAAATTAGGTGAAATTAATAAGAATAGATACTACACTAAAGCTCTTTCTCGCTATAGTGATTTATTACCACCTAAAAGTGAAATAGACCAAATACTAGAAGAGCTTAATACATTTGGGAGAAATGTATTTAAAATTCCTGTAATTGAAAATGTTTCCCAAATTTTAAATTTATTTAAAAGAGAAAGGCCAAGACAACTAAAAAATGCTATTAGCTATTTTATGCTATTAGTAAATGTAATTAGAACTTCAACATTAAATAACTCAAAAAATACTAGCCTTGGTCCACCTACTATCTACATTAATCACGGGACGATGTACAACAACATACCCTGTGTATGTACTAATTACAATATAAGACTAGTGTCTGAAAATGGGTATGATCTTAAAACTATGAACCCAAAAAGAGTTGAAGTCACTATGTCCTTATCAGAAAATAGAACTGGTGATTTTGGAGGGTTTAAGCCTTTTAGTTATGTCCAAGCGGAAAATTTAGCTGGCTGGGAAGCCGTTATGGAAGAGAGAACTCTTGATCCTTGGAATTCTACTTTTGGAGATTTAGATTCTGATTTAACAAACCTTAACGCTTGGGAAGCAGCAGAAGGAAAATTTATAGGTCCGATAGCACCGCCTATAACACCCAATCCTAGGGGAGCACCAAGCTTTAAGTTTCCAAACGGTGTTCTGAGATTCCCAGGTTACCCAGAAACAGATTTGCAAGGAAACGTACTATAACAAATTTAAATGGCATACATTAATCATTATCAATTAGGTGGTGGGGTAATCAACCATAAAGGTAGAGATATCTTTGTGGCAAGCAGAAATGCTCTATTTAATTACTTGAGGTCACTTGAAAGTTACCAAGTAGATAAAGGGACAATTCCAGCAGGATACGAACATCGACCGGATCTAATATCTGATTTGTTCTACGGCACAGTAACAAAGGATTGGATGATCCTTATGTTCAACAATATTAAAGACCCTTTTCAAGAGTTAAACGTAGGGGATGAAATCCTTCTACCTATGATATAAGTTGCCATGTCTAAAATTTTAACCCCTAATGTATTTATAACTAATAATTATGAATTAGCTAATGAATTTTTTAACAAAGGGGTATACAAAAACGTAGACGAATTGCCTAATGTTTCAAATGCATTAGTAATCTCAGGCAAAACTAACAAGTATCTTCAATCATTAGAATACTCTGTCAATTTCGACAACGACAACAATCCTGGGCTAACACTAGAGTTTTTAGATACTGACGGGAACTTTGAGCAGAATTTCTTCATGCATCTGACTAGTATAGGAAAGTCGATGCTTCAAAATGTTTTTAGATCAGATGCTGCAAAAGCTAACCCTCCAGTTAAAATTGGTGATGGAACTCTTGAAATTACTGGCGGTAGAGTTGGTGTAAAAGAATCTGATTTAGATAACATAAGTAATTACGCTAATACTTGGAATAGACTTTTTATTGCATTTGGAACGGATAATATTCTCAACAATTGGTCAGATGTGATGACATTTGTACTCA